AACAACAGCAGCAACAGCAACAACAACAATATCAACAGCAACAGCAGCAACAAGCTGTTCCTAGACCAGACCCTGAAACTGAGGAGTGGGCAGCAGCTAACCCTTGGTTTATGGAAGATGGTTACGAAGAGATGACATCTCTTGCTTATGGCAAACATGCATCTCTAGTAAAACAGGGAGTAAAACCAAACTCCCCAGAATACTTTAGACAAATCGATGAAACGGTTCAAAGAGCGTTTCCAGATTATGATTGGCAGGTTGGGAATCCCCAGCAAGAGCGAACTTCGACTGCTAGTCAACCTTCGATGGTGGTAGCCCCCACAACTAGAAATAATGGGGCTAAACCTCGCACAGTGAAGCTTTCGCCAACCCAGCGGTCTCTCGCCAAGAAGTTGGGTTTAACTGAACAGCAATATGCTAAATATGTCTAGTCAGGAGAAATTAATGACTACTGAGCGCACTCCAAGAGAAACACACCAAAGAGATAGTAATACTCGACCTAGTGATGCATGGAATCCTGCTTCTATTTTGCCCGATCCGACTCCCCAAGATGGGTGGGTCTTTCGTTGGGTCAGGACAAGTATCATGGGACAAGCTGATGGAACTCACACTTCAAAGATGTTTAGGGAAGGTTGGGAGCCTTGTAAGGCTGATGACCACCCAGAACTAATGTTGCAGTCTGATATTAATTCTAAGTTTGTAGGGAATATTGAAGTTGGCGGTTTGCTGTTATGCAAAGCACCAGCAGAAAAGATGGCATCCAGAACTGAACACTTTCAGAAGATGGCTGATAATCAAATGGACTCTGTCGATAATAACTACCTCCGCGAAAATGACCCTCGTATGCCTTTGCTTCCACCAGAAAGAAGTACGAGAACAACATTTGGCAGGAATTAAAATTAATTCCTAAGTTAATAGGAGGCCAATCATGGCTACTACTGCAACTCCATCAGGTGCAGAACCAGTTAACACTCTTAGCGCGTCAGGCTCTTTTTCAGGAAAAGTTCGACACATTAAGATTGCAAGCAACTACGGAACCGCTATATTTTACGGTGACTTCGTTAAGTTGGTTGCCGCTGGTACTGTAGAAAAAGCTGCCGTTACAACATCAGTTGTTGCGGGTACTGTCGGCATTTTTATGGGATGCTCTTACACTGATCCCACTACAAGTCAGATGACATTTAGTCAGCATTATCCAGCATCAACTGTTGCTTCGGATATTATGGCTCTTGTCTGTGACGATCCTAAATTGTTATTCCTCATGCAGGGTGACGAGGCTATAGCTCAAACTGGCCTTGGAAACAATGTATCAGCGGTAAACACTGCGGGTTCAACCTCAATCGGTCGAAGCAGAAACGCTTTAGATGGCGGCTCTATAGCTACGACTAATACACTTCCACTTCGTATCGTTGATTTCGTAGATGGCCCAACCAGTTCTGTAGGCGATGCCTTCACTGACTGTGTTGTGACCTATCTGCCTTTAAGTCACGCCTACGAAACTAAACTTGGCGTATAAGGAGCAATAGGAAATGGCTATTTCACGCGCACAAATGCTCAAGGAGCTACTCCCCGGCCTTAACGCCTTGTTTGGTCTTGAGTATGAGAAGTACGAAGACGAACACACTCTCATCTATGACACAGAGAGTTCTGATCGTTCTTTTGAAGAAGAAGTAAAACTTAGCGGCTTTGGTGCTGCCCCTGTTAAGCAAGAAGGTTCTGCTATCAACTATGATGCAGCACAAGAAAGCTTCACAGCACGGTACAACCATGAAACGATTGCTATGGGCTTTGCTATAACTGAAGAAGCTATGGAAGATAATCTTTATGATTCTCTTTCTGCTCGTTATACAAAATCTTTGGCACGGGCAATGGCTTACACCAAGCAAGTTAAGTCTGTTAATCCGCTGAACAATGGGTTCACTAATTCATTCCAATCGGGTGATGGTGTTAACTTGTTTACAGCAAGCGGTGACGGTGTAACTGGAGGCGATGGTCACCCCCTCGTTTCAGGTGGTAAAAACAACAACCGTCCTACAACAGCAGCAGACCTTAACGAGACTTCTTTGGAAAATGCAATTATTGATATTGCTGCTTTCACTGATGAACGTGGTCTTTTGATCGCGGCTCGGCCTAAGCGTCTGGTTGTTCCACCCGCGTTGATGTTTACAGCAGATCGATTGCTTGAAACTACTCAGCGTGTAGGTACGGCAGATAATGACATTAACTCTATCCGCAACATGGGAGCTATCCCTGACGGCTACGCAGTTAACCATTACCTGACTGATAGCAATGCCTTCTATATCATGACTGATATTCCGAATGGCATGAAGCACTTTGAGCGTACTGCGCTTGAAACTTCAATGGACGGTGACTTCGATACTGGAAACGTGCGCTACAAAGCGCGAGAGCGTTACAGCTTCGGTGTATCTGATCCTCTGGGAATCTACGGATCACCCGGATCAAGCTAAACCTTTGGGGGGCATTAGCCCCCCTTTGTTTATTCCCTGACTGTTGTTTCATATGAAACTTCAGACACTAGCCAAGACAGGAGAACATAATGGCTAATACAACTTTTAACGGCCCCGTTCGTTCCGAAAACGGGTTTAAAGTAATTTCAAAAAATTCTACTACTGGCGCAATTACAGATGTAGCAACTATTGCTTCTACTGGAATCGTAACTGACAAGTATGTTAAGCATGTTGGTTTTGCGACAGGCGTTACTGTTAACACTACTGCTGGCGATAGCCCTTCTATTGGCGAGTTTACACAACCTGCTAACACCATTATCACAGACATTAAAATATTCTGTGCTACTGCTCCTGTTATTGGAACAGGGGACATTGGTTATGAAGTAGGCACAAGTAGCTCAGGCGCACAGATTGTTGCGGCAGTAACAGATGAAATATTGGACGGCGGTACAACCGTAGTTCTTGGGAATGTAACAACTACTTCTTTGGTTCTGCAAACTCAGAGCGGAACTACTGCTCCCGCTTCTGTTCAATACACATCTGCTGCAAGAACTATTTATTGCAACATTACCAACACCGTTGACGCAACCACTGCTGGATCGTTTACGTTTATCATTGAGTACACGCAAATTGCGTAATAGGGGGTAAACATGGCTGATGCAGTAGCCACTCAAACTATTCAGGACGGTGCGAAAACTGCCATATTTAGGTTTACCAACGTCAGTGATGGTTCAGGCGAAAGCGCAGTAACCAAGATAGATGTTTCTGGATTATCTAGTGACCCTATGACAGGCTCCGCCTGTTCTGGCGTTACTATTCAAAAGATCTATTACTCGACTATTGGTATGGGAGTAAAAGTATTCTTTGATGCAACTACTGATGTTTTGGCTTGGCAGCTTAACGCTGATTGGGCAGACACTATAGATTTTACTGACTTCACCGGGATTCCAAATAATTCTGGCAGCGGTAAAACAGGTGACATTAAGTTTACAACAGTCGCTCATTCCAGTGGAGATGTGTATAACATTGTTATGCAGGTTTCAAAGAGTTACGGATAATGGCTGCTAAAAAGTCTAAACCAAAGGCAAAGCCAAAAGCTAAGTCTAGAGTTAATGAGGCTGGTAATTACACAAAGCCTACCTTGCGTAAACGTCTTTTTAGCCGGATTAAATCTGGCTCTAAAGGCGGCAAGAGTGGTCAGTGGAGTGCTAGAAAAGCTCAAATGCTTGCTGCTGCTTATAAGAAAGCAGGTGGTGGGTACAGAGACTAATGGCTCTTAAAAAGTCCCAGAAAAGCCTCAAGAAATGGACTAAGCAAAAATGGCGCACAAAGTCTGGTAAACCTTCAACTCAAGGCTCTAAAGCAACCGGAGAGAGGTATCTTCCTGCAAAGGCAATTAAGTCTTTGTCTGCCAAAGAGTATGCTGCAACCACCCGAAAGAAAAGAAAAGATACAAAAAAGGGCAAACAGCATTCTTCTCAACCTAAGAAGGTAGCTAAAAAAACAGCGAGGCATAGATAATGGCTAACAGCAAACCTGCAAAAGGAAAAGCAAAGGTTAAAGTAACCTCTTCTGGGAAAAAAGTTAGCTATGGGCAAGCTGGAAAAGCCAAAGGAGGCGGTGCTAGAGTAAAACCCGGAACAAGCAAGGGTGATAGCTATTGCGCTAGATCTTTAGGCATTAAAAAAAGATTGCCAAAGAAAAAGCAGAATGACCCTAACACGCCAAACAATTTGTCTAGGAAGCGGTGGAAATGCTCCGGTGCTAAGTCTAGAAGGAAATAGAAATGGCAACTAGCGGAACATATACATTCAATCTTGACTTGGCAGACGCAATGGAAGAAGCGTTTGAAAAAGCGGGTCGAGAACTAAGAAGCGGATACGATTACAAGACAGCAAGAAGAAGTCTTAACTTGCTTATGCTGGAATGGCAGAACCGTGGTCTTAATCTTTGGACTGTTAGAGATACAACACAAGCATTAACTGCGGGTACAACCTCTTATGATTTGCCAGCTTATGTGCTGGATGTTGTTGAAGGGTTTATTAGAACTAATGCAGGAAACGTATCTAGTCAATTTGATCAGTCAATGACTAGGGTTTCTGTTAGCGATTACTCACAGTTGTCAAATAAATTGACACAAAGTAAACCTCTTCAGTATTACATAGAAAGCAAGCCAACAGGGGTTACTCTTCATGTGTGGCCTTCTCCAGATGATCAAGCTACCTATACGTTTGGTTATTACTACATGGAAAGAATAGAAGACACGGGGAGTCCTGCTTCTAACAATATGGATGTTCCTGCAAGGTTTTTACCCTGCTTGGTTTCTGGATTAGCTTATCAGTTAAGCACAAAGTATCCCGACTCAGCAGTTCGATCTCAGTTTCTAAAAGCTGAGTATGAGGAGCAATTTTCTTTGGCGGCTGACAGTGATAGAGATAAAGCTTCTCTCTATATCTCGCCGGGAGGGTATAGGTTTTGAGTCGATTTGCCAGCAGCAAACATTCCTTTGGTTATTGTGACCTCACGGGTTTTAGGTATAAAACAAAAGATTTAGTTCCTGAGATTGTTAATCAAAGACCTACTGGATTCTTAGTTGGTAGAGATGTAGTTGATCAGGATCAACCTCAATTACAGCTAGGCAAGGTTAAAGTTGACGATCCAAAGCCAATAAGAAACCCTAGACCAGACAGGAGCTTAGAAGATAGCAGAGAGCTTTTTGCTTTTGACCCAGTGGGTGGAGGGGTTACAGAACTTGGTAGCGTAACAGTAGGTTTAGATATTGAAGCTCAGTCAGGACAAGTAACGGTGGTAACCAGCTAATGGCGTGGACATTTACAACTCTTAAAAACGCACTGCAAGATTATTTGGAGACTGACGAAACAACTTTTGTTAGCAATCTTCCAGTTATCATAAGACAAGCTGAAGACAGAATACTTAAATCTGTACAGCTTCCAGATTTTAGAAAAAATTCTACAGGGTCAATGACTATTGGCAC